ATAAAATAAAATACCCAAAACTAAGGTATAAAGTTCATGATATGGTATTATATTTATTAAAAAAAAATAAAAATAATGTTGATAAGAAAAATACTGTAGTAGAATATGCAATGGATTATATCAATGAAAATGGTAAAGTTTTAACTGACATCTGTATAAAATCACAATATGGTAGTAAAAGAGAATTTTATGTAATGAATATGGGTTCAAAATTAATGGCTAGATGTGTTGAAAATTTCTTTAAAAAAATATGCGAACAATCCTCAACAGAAATGATATCAACACCTGGTGATAAAAAAATGTTAAACATACAAAGAATGACAGATCGTGTAACAGCACATGCAATTAAAAATAATAATATAATATATAATGTAAATGGTGATTGTAGTAAGTGGTCAGCATCTGAAATTATGGAAACTTTTTTAACTATTATGGTAGCATTTGAAAAAAAATATGGAGAATTGAAATATTTTAAATTAATAAAATATGTTTTAGCTAAATGGATGGATAAAAGAATTCAAATACCTAATTCTATAATTAGAAAAGTATTACCATTATCAGAACAGACAAAATATTTAAAAGAACTAGTTAATGAAAATTTTGAAATAAAAAGCACTCAAAATTTTTTACAAGGTGTTTTTAATTATATTTCATCTTTTAAAGCAGATGTTTGTAATAATTATGTAATGACGATATGGAATAAAATCTATCCTAATTCTAAATTATATGGAGAATATATGGTTCATTCAGATGATTATGTATGGTGTGTTAGTTCACCTGATGAAAATACTTTTGAAAAATTTAGATTATTACAAAAAACAGCTATGAAATTTTGTAATATAACTGATAGTGTAAAAAAAACAAATTGTCAAAATATTTTTATGGAATTTATATCACTAATTTCTTTTTATGGTTCTTTAAATTACCCTATTATAAAAAAAACAAAAGAGTGTTCTTCATCTTTGCCAGGAGATGATTTTAAAAGAGACTCTGATGCAGTTTGTTCTAGAACAGGAGAATGTGTTAGAGTAGGTGCTGATAATTATTCTTCATGGATTTTTCATAGAATACATATGTTATTATTAAGAAGATTATATAGTTTACATTTAAATGGAAGAAATTATATTGAAAACAAATTTAATACACCTGTAGAAAGTTTTGGACAATCAGATGTTTTACCTTGTTTTTATTTCCTTTGTGATGGTGATCCAAATAATTATAGATTATTAAGATATTCTGAGGAAGGGAATTTAAAAATAAAAAAATTATTAAAATTTTCTAAAATAAATATAGAATCAGATAATGTTATACCTACACCTACTTTTATCTATAATAAAAAAAATGAAATTATAAATCGATTGAGAAGCAAAATTGAACTAAAACAAGATGATGCATTATTATTTTTTGAAAAAAATATTGTTTATAATTTTATAAAACCATTAGAAATTGAA